GTTCTTGTCTGATAGTCGGGTACAAGATTATATAGACCGTATACATTATACCCAAGCCGGTATAATTGTCAGCCAGTATATGAAGCCAGGAGCACGTGTTGGAGTAGCTGATGCTACCAAACTTAATAGTGCTATCAAGTATCGTGACGATCATAAACCATCGTTCGCTGTACCTGTGCAGTACATCTACATGCAAACTCCTATGTCGGAGGACGAGGCGGAGTTCCTGCCGGATGCACCTGGTAACAAGGCACATATATTATGACAGACGGTCCTATCGAATTTAAGGGCACGTCTAACGATGTGTCTTTTGTTAATGCAATGAATCCTATGGCTGGGATTAAAATACCACCTCTTCCTGTTAGTTTAAGTGTGAAGCCCCATGCACTTAATTTAAGTACGATAACTAACTGCCCAAGATGTAGCAAACCTTTAGTCAGAGCTATGGCTATAGATGGAAGTCAGAGTGAATCTTTCTTAGAATGTCCTGAGTGTGGGACTCTAGTTAATAAGTTCAAGCCTACAAAATACCAGGCTATATACCTGCGAAGAACTGAACGTTATAAGATGACGGCTGGTGGATTCGGTACAGGTAAATCTAGAGTAAACATTGAGGATGTTATTAAACATCTACTTCTAATACCTGGCTCTCGTGTAGGTGTATTTGGTAGATCTTACCCAGCACTACAAGGTACATTCATTAAAGAGTTCTATGGTATGTTCCCTGCCCGTCTGGTTAGAAGTAAGAACGAACAGAAACATGAGATAACATTAACGAATGGTTCAGAGATTGTATTCAGATCATTTGATGATCCTACTAAGATTAAGTCGATGAACTTATCTATGATACTTATCGTGGAAGCATCGGACTGTCCTTACTCAGGATTCACTATGTCACAATCTCGTTTAAGAAACACTGCAGCAATGATTCCATACTTCCATCCTGATGGTACTCCTGTAAAGGAATATGATAAACGGTCGGGCGAATGGAAGATTAAGTATCGTATTGATGTTAGACATATCGCATTAGAAACTAACCCGGATAGTGGTTGGGTTAAGAAAGATTTCTTGTTAGATGCTGCGATTGTAGAGTTCTATGGTGAAGCCCGTAACGAAGGTTATAGGTTTAATAAAGAAAGAGATGAGCATAAGTATGTACAGATTGTATCTACTAGCGCCAATCCTTATCTACCTCCAACGTATGAAGAAGAACAAACAAGAGGTAAGACAAAAGCATACATCATGCAGTTCTATAAAGGTTCGTTTAATTTCTCGAGTAACTTAGTATTCCCCAACTTCGGAACAATAGTCGTACCTCCACATGAACTCCCTCGAGAGTTTGATGAAAGAGGTAGACGAGTACTGTTCTTTATACCTGGGTTAGATTATGGTATCAATGATCCAACACATGTAGTGTTCACTGCATTATCACTCGAGACTAGGAAGTTATATGTATTCTCAGAAATGAGAGAGAACGACACTGATGTTAAAAATCTATCAAAGATATATAGACATCACATCAAAACAAATGGAACTAACATAGACGGTTTACTCATGTTGCCACCATTCGATGGTAGGAGTTATAATAAACGTGAGAGTGACTTACGTACTATAGGTGGAGCATTCGAAGCGGAAGGTTTATATTTTGAACCATCCTTTGCATCACATGAGATACGTATTATAAAATTGAATGCGCTCATCAACCATGAACAGATAGAAGTATTTTCTAACTGTGAGTTCTTGATTGAAGAAGCATTGAATTATAAATTTAAGCTAGACAAGAATGGTGAACCTACTAAGAAACCTGTGGATAAGAAAGACCATGGAGTTACAGCCCTTGAGTTTGTAGTAGTAGAATTACCACATAACTTGAAGGAGCTTCGACTTACAGCGTACCTACCTAGTGGTACAGAAATTAAACACGATATAAAGATAACAAAAAAGAAAGTGGTTAAAAAATTTAACCCATTTGAGGAGGATCAAGATGTTAGAAATAATCATGGCTTTGTTAATAATCTTACTCACACTGGTAATCTTAATGGTAATCGTATTCACGGTTTGGCTTCTCCAAACGCAATGGACGATGAATCCGAAGACGATGGATTCAACAGATCCCTCCCTGTCTACCTCCCACGTAGATAAGGATTACCAGACACTGGAACAAGAAGCAGCAATAATTACAAACACCATAGGTGATGACCCTGATAAATCTAAAGAAGTATTGCAAAAACAGGCAGAGGCTGATAAACTAAAATTAGAGGCTGCCAATAAAAAAGCTATACAAGAATCAATAGAGCATAACATGGGAAAACAGAGAGACGCATTTGCAGATACTATGTATGAAGTTATGCATGGACACCCTCGCTCTAAAACAAAGGAGAGTGACAAATAATGGAACATACTTATAGTGTATCCGATTTAACGAGACAGTTCGCAGAGTACAGACAGTATAAGAATTCAATCCTGATGGAGTGGAGATTGATTCGTTCCTTATACAAAGGACAGTTTTGGCAAGTCTTTAAGAAGTACCTGAAAGAATACAGTATCACTCCGGACTGGAACTACTTTGAGTATGTGGTTTCAGCGTTTTCAAACTCTGTATACAGTGGTGCATTCATAGGTACTGTCACTCCACGTACTATGGAGGATGGTGCGATCATCGATGTTTTGAATGGATTTATAGCATACAACTGGAGCAAGTGGGGAATGAAGAACAAGTTCTTACACGTAGGTGAGAACGGAGAGCTTTATAATCTAGGAGCTGTACGTGTAGATTGGAAAGAAAAGAATATCAAACTAGAAGGGTTACTTCCTGATGAATTGTATTTCGATCCTACTGTAGATAACTATAAAAAAGGCGCTGCATTATTTTTAGAACGTTCAGTTAATGTAGACAGTCTTAAGTTAGATTCTGATTTCAAAGAAGGTGTTGAATCTTACCTTAAGAAAGTTAAGGATAAGGTACAAGATAAAACAATTAACAATCGTATCGCAACATCAGGCGCATATAACAATGGTGGGGTTACTAATCCTATTAACAATGTAGCGACTGAGACTGTAGTTGGTGGAGCAGGTGTAGGTACAACTTCTAATAGTAGGAGTGTATCTCTTATCGAATGTTTTATTAGAAACTCTGAAGGTGGACTTGATCAAATATACATCTTAGACGAAACTGAAATTATATATGAGAAAAAGAATATCAAGCCTAATAGATTTCCTGTCGTGTGTTACCAACCTGCACGTCCTGATGGTAATCCATACGGTAACTCTAAACTCATTAAGATTACAAACACTGTAGTGGCATTGAACATGATTGATTCAATGGAAGCTACTCAACCCTATCGACTATTAAACAGAGTACGCTTTGTTAATGTTGACGGGCGTATTAATATGAGAGCATTTGCTGATTATGGTGCAACACCTGGAGCTTCGTTTGAAGTTAAAGGGGATCCTAAAGGAATTATATACTATGAAGATGTTCCTACTATACCAGACCAATCAAATCTTAAGAGTAGGCTAGAGAACTCAATCTTCCAAATCACTGGTGTGGATCCACACTATAAAGGAAGAACTACTAACTCCTTACAAACTACAGGAGCGACTCAAGCATACCAGGCCAGAGTAACTATGTTAACTGATAACTCTCGTATCACACAGTTGGAAGAATTCACAGAAGACTTAACACGTTTGGTTCTGGAATACTATATAGAGTATGGTGGAGAAAACGTGTACAATATTCCAAGGTTGTCAGCTACAGGAACTAACAAAGTTATTCAAGTAGATCAACTTAAGTTTAACGATATGAAAGGTAAACCAGAAGTACCAGGTACTCCTATGATGGATGATGGTACTCCAGAAGTTTCAACTATACCAGCAGTACCTAGAGTTGAGTTTGATTACATGATCGCTGCATCTACATTACTTCCAATGAATCAAGCGAACCTGTTTGAATCAGCGAAAGCATTGTATGAGATGCAAGGGCAGTATCAATTCCCTAAACCTATTGTCACTGAACAAGACTTAGTTAAGTTCTCTGATTTCCCTCAGAAACATTTGTGGTTACAACGTATGGAGAAACAAGATCAAGAATCTACTGCTGAAAATTTAGTAGCAGACCTTACGAACTTTGCTTCAATATTCTCTAAACTATTGTCGAAAGGTATGTCAGAAGAACAAGCAGCGCAACAAGCTATATCAGTGCTGCTAGGTGAAAAGAATGCTATGCAACAAAACCCTCAGATCGGGCAAGGTTTTAAATAATACACAAATTAACACAGACTATTTACAGTCTGTGTTTTTTATGTTATAATAAGTTATCACAATTATAGGAGGCTATTAATATGGCAGTTAAGAAACCAAAAAACATAACACATAGAATCAATTATCATGTAAATGCTAACAAGGGTGAGCTTAAGGTAAACTTCTCACCAAGCTTGAAAAGATCAAAGTTACACGATCATCAAATACTGGTTAATGCTACATTAGCTGGTACAGATTTAGCACTGCAGATGTTACTAGGTACATTACCTGTGTTACGTCCTGCAAGTGAAGCAGAGTCTGAAGTAAGTATCTACGTATTCAAAGATGAGGAACGAGATAATAAAATCTATAAGCAACGTAAAGAGTTGTACGATAAGATGGTAGAATCTTTTGAAGGTACCCTTCATGCATTGTTCCCTGACATTGAATACATTGATAACTGTACTAAGATTCAACAAGAAACTATCTTCGACATGACGAAGGAAGAAGCAGAAGAACATAAAGCAATGGTTACTGAGATTGTGGAGAAGGTAAGAAAGGAGAAAAATGATGAACCAATTAAGTCCTAAGGATGAAGTCATTACTGCTAAACCTATACCTACTCCAAAAGAAGTTGCAGAAAAGAAAGCTTCAAAAGAACGTGGCGATGTTGTCAATACACTAAACG